AATGAGATACGAATACAGATACCGGAAATATTTCAAGAGTTGGTTAAACCCCATAGATATAAGTCTTATTATGGAGGTCGTGGGTCTGGAAAGTCGTGGGCGATAGCAAGAGTTTTATTGGCGATAGCAGCTCAAAGAAAAACTAGAGTATTATGTACTCGTGAATTTCAATCTTCAATTGCAGATTCTGTTTATAAATTACTTGTAGATCAAATACATGCAAAAGATAAAAACGGGAATAACTTATTTAAGTATTATAGAGATGGAATATTAAAAAATACAATTACAAGTTCTATTGGTTCTGAGTTTATTTTTAAAGGGCTTAATAGAAACATACAAGAGATAAAGTCATTAGAAGGCGTAAATATCTGCTGGGTTGAAGAGGCGCAGTCAACCTCGGAGGAATCATGGAAGGTATTAGTTCCAACCATTAGAAAAGAAAATTCAGAGGTATGGTTATCATGGAATACAGGAGAAGAGAAAGACCCTACATATCAAAGGTTCGTAGTTAGCCCTCCACCTGATTGCATTAGCCAGAAAGTAAGTTATAGAGATAATCCTTATTTCCCTGCTGTTCTAGAAAAAGAAAGAGCTTATCATCAAAAGGTTGACCCTGATTCATATGAAAATATATGGGAAGGTTTTCCTTTAACAATCAGCGAAGCTTGTATCTTTAGAAATAAATACAGAGAGGCAACATTTGAAGCACCAGAGAATACACAATTTTTATTTGGGGCTGATTTTGGTTTTAGTAATGACCCTTCAACATTGATAAGATGTTTTATAAATGATAAGAAATTATATATTGATCAAGAGGCATATCGGGTCGGCGTTGAACTAAACAATATGGATGTTGGTTTTTATGACCAAATACCGGAAAGCAAGAAATGGCCCATAAAAGCAGACAATTCAAGGCCGGAAACAATATCTCATTTAAAGAAGAATTATGGGTATAATATTTCAGCAGCAAAGAAATGGCAAGGCTCTGTAAAAGATGGAATTACTTTCTTAAAAGGCTTTGAAGAGATAGTCATCCATTCAAGATGCAAACATACATTAGAAGAGGCAAGGCTTTACAGCTATAAGATAGATCCAAAGACACAAGAGGTATTACCTGAAATCAATAGCAAACACGACCATTGCTGGGACGCTATTAGATATGCTTTAGACGGTAAGATAACAAATAAAGGATTTAGTTGGGTTGACTTCGTTGGATAGTAAAATATAAATATCGGGCAGGAATCGTGGCACATATTCACTAATATGATCGTAATCTAAGAAAAACCTTTCTATTTATATTTAAAAAGGAATAATTATGACAGACACTGAAATATTCTTAGAACAACAAATAGAAAACTTAAAAATGGAATTAAAGCTTAAAAATGAGATTATAGAATTATATAAGGGAAAGCAAATAATACAGTCTCCTTTTATACCTCCAATAACAGAACCTTATATAGGAGATACAATTCCTAATCCTTATGAGGTAACTTATTAGAGCGCAATTTCTTTTCCCGATTCCATAAAAATAAAAGGAGAGTTACATTAATTGGTAAGTGGTCTGTTTTGAAAGCAGATGTATACGAGTAATCTCGTTATGGGGATTCAAGTTCTCCACTCTCCGCCAGGATTATAACTATGAAAATAGAATTAAATAAAAGAGAAATATTCATTATTAAGAATGCTTTATATCTTGAATTAGATTCCCAGAAATTTATGCAAGGATTTGGTAAAGATAAAAAAGAAGAGATGCAAGAGTTAAATTTATTATATGATAAGTTCACTAAAGTTCTTATTCAGAGTGTAGCCTAACTGGTGAGGCACTTGGTTTGGGGCCAAGATCATGCTGGTTCGATTCCAGCCACTTTGACCAACTTATAACTTTCTATATATAATCAGTCAAAGTAGCTTAAAAACGATCCTCGTAAGAAATAACCATAGATTTAAAGCATATTATGATTAACATTTAACCGGTCGAAATGTAATTTTAGATAAATCATTTCTTAACCGGTGCTTTCGGTGGGCTGCGCATACCAATAAATCACGCATAAATAATTATGAAGTCAATAATCCAATTAAGTAATGGGTATTGTTTAAAATACAATTTAGTTCATCCCCATAAGGTTCTCATTCATATCTATAATGAAATAAAATCTTTTATTCATCGAGGTATATACGGATTTGCCAAAAGGGATGTTTGGGGCTTAAATTATTATTTAGCAATAATTATTAGTAATTCGGTAGGACATTTAAAAGATAATCATTATAGTTACCCTTCTCAATTGACAGAGAAGCAATGGTCTTCAATATTAGACGAAATTGCCAATGGTTTTAAAATGAAGGTAAAAATAGACAATATGGTTTATAAATCTAAAGAATGGGAAGAAGCAAATATACAAGCAGAAAAAGCAATGCATTTGTTTCTAACATACTTTGATGGTTTATGGGACTAAATAATATAGGAGGGAGCATAAAATGAAAGCAATATTTATTGTTTTGCTTATCATTACGATGACCGCAATTTTTCCTTTGCCGATAGAATCAAATCAGATACCTGCTAAAATCAAATTTCAAGAATTAAAATTAAAAATACTGAATTGCGAAAGCGGATTAAAACATCATAATATTTGGGGAGATCATCATAAAGCTTATGGGATAGCTCAATTTCATTTAAGAACATTCAATTACCTTATAAACAAAGAAGGAAACAATCTTACCTTCGCAACAGATTTAATCGTACTGAAGAAAAGAGATATATTAAAAATTAGCATTAAGGAATAATAATGTCTAAAATCAAGCGTAGAAATATTGCTCCGTTCTGTGAGTGTAGTTGTGGAGAGCATGTTACAAAGCATACTCAAAAACCTAGATGGAATAAATATATAAATCATCATGCAGGAATAAAATATCATGTTAAAGATTTAGGGAGTAAACTCTGTGCCTGTGGTTGCGGCGAATATTTTAAGATAAATAAATATTATCAACAACAAAAGTTTATTATAGGCCATTTTTCAAAATTAATAATCCATACTCCAGAATCAAATAAGAAAACATCAGAATCTCTTATAGGAAGAACAATTACTTGGGGAGATAAAATATCAAAAGCAAAGAAAGGAGTTCCTAATCCTAAATTAAGCAAATATCTTACAGGAAGAACTCTTTCAAAAGAAACAATTGAAAAAATAATATTAAAGAAAACAGGGGTTCCTCAATCCGACGAATCAAAAATAGCAAAACAAATATCTGTTAAAGCTTATTGGGATTCTTTACCGCAAGAAGATAAAATTAAAAGGTTAAACCATATGATTTCTGATGAAGGAAGAGAAGAAGCTTCTGAAAGAATGTTAAAAAATTGGGAAAACCCAGAATATAGAGAAAAAACTTTAAGCGCTCAATTTAAAGGAAGACAGATTTTTCCCAACAAACCAGAAACAATTATATTAAATTTATTGAATGAAAAATATCCTAATGAATGGAGATATACTGGTGATGGAACTATTTGGATAAATGGTAAAAATCCAGATTTTACAAATGAAAAAGATAAAAAGTTAATTGAATTTTATGGAGAGTATTTTCATAAAGGCGGAAAAAAAGAAGAACAAAACAGAATAAATATATTTAAACCTGCTGGTTACGACACATTAGTAATTTGGGAATCTGAATTAAAAGATATAGATAAAGTTAAAAATAGAATAAATAAATTTGTGAGATAAATTAATGGCAAAAATTAATAGAAGAAATTCAAATAAAAATATAATTAATACTCAAGATTCATTCACAAATTTTAATCAACGCATGGGCATGGGAGCAGATAATTGTTTAACTGGAAGTACATATACTTTAAATAATTTTATATCGCGCAATCACGTTTTACTGGAAGCTGCATATCGTAGTTCATGGCTTGTAGGTGCCGCTGTTGATTCAATAGCAGAAGATATGACAAAAGAAGGGGTATCATTTCATTCTGAAATGTCTCCTGACGATATGTCTAAGTTACAAGTTGCTATTAATAAATATTCTTGCTGGGAATCTTTATCAGAGACAATTAAATGGGCAAGATTGTACGGTGGCGCATTAGCATTACCTATTATTGATGGAGCTGATTATTCAAAACCATTAAATCCAGATGCTATTGGTAAAGGTAAGTTTAAAGGCTTATTGGTATTAGACCGATGGATGGTCGATCCTAATGTTGGAGAATTAGTTACAGAATTAGGTCAAGACTTTGGTAAGCCAAAATATTATAGAATAGTTCCGGCTGTTATTGGAATACCTTTATTAAAAATACATTATTCAAGAGTATTTAGATTTGATGGAATTAAACTTCCTTATTATCAGCGTATAGCAGAGAATATGTGGGGCTTATCTATTGTAGAAAGAATGTATGATAGATTACTTGCATACGATTCTTCTACAACTGGTGCGGCTCAATTATTATATAAAGCTTACTTACGAGTAATTGGAGTTGATGGTTTTCGTGAAGCATTAGCAATGGGTGGAGATGCAGAGAATGCAGTCATTAAGCAATTCACTTTGATGCGCCAAATGCAATCGCTAGAAGGAATCACTTTATTAGATAAAGAAGATAATTTTACAACTCATCAATATAATTTTTCTGGAGTGTCTGATTTATTAATTCAGTTTGGAGAACAAATATCAGGGGCAATAGAAATACCTCTTGTAAGATTATTTGGACAGTCTCCTGCCGGTTTAAATTCTACAGGGGAATCAGATTTAAGAAACTACTACGATGCAATAAACAAGAAACAGGAAAATCAATTACGTCCTCATTGTGAGAAACTATTTAAAATAATTTATATGTCGGAATTAGGAAAAGAACTTCCTAAAGATTTTGAATTTACATTTAATTCATTATGGCAAACATCAGATAAAGAGAATGCGGATATAGCAACTGTGGATTCAACAACTATTATTAATGCTCATGGCTCTGGATTAATTAAGAAGTCAACAGCATTGAAAGAGTTATTGCAGCAATCAAGAGTGTCTGGCAGATTTACAAACATTACAAATGAAGAGATAAAAGAAGCAGAGGAAGAAGAAAAGAATCCTCC